CAACCTGAACACCCTGCGCGCCCAGCTCGCCGAACTGGAACGCCAAGTAGAGGTCGCCAAGCAAGCCAAGGCGAGCAACTGGGAAGACGCGCTAGACGGCCTCTACAACGCACTGAACGAGTACATCGACCACGAGACCCTGCCTAACGGCTATCTCTCCGGGAAACACGGCGTGAACGTCTCTACCCTGCATCGGCTGCTCGTCAGGAAGACGTGGCAGCACGTGGCCTGACCGGACAGTAAGGGGCGGCCGGGCCGCGATCCGGCCGCCCTTTACTGCGTTTGTCAGGTCGCGACCAGCCCAAACGGGAACCGCGAGCTGATGCTCTTGTTGGGCTGCATTATAGTCACGGGGTTTGCAACACTGTACGCCAGCCGCAACACGAGCCTCATAGCTACCGCGTCCTGCTGCATGAGGTTAAGAACTACGCCGCCCGAGTCGTTGGAGATGACACCTTCGGTGAACAGCTTGAACGAGATGTCCTGGCGGATGCCGATGATGGCCTTACTCCAGTCGCCGGCGATCACCTGTGCTTTGGTGCCGTCCCAGCTCCCGTTGTCGATCATGCGGAGGGGGTACCCGTAGAGGGCTCCCTGGGCGGGCTGGTTCCATGATGCCTGGCCGCCGGCGTTCTGCATGTCGGGCTCATAGATGGGGATGCCCTGGGCGGACCGGAGGCCGATGAGCCGCCAGTTGAGGCCGGGGCGGGCGGCGAACCCGTTGACGGTGTACCCGGTCTGCGCCATGGAGTCGCCGAGGGAGGCCACGGACTGGCCGAAGTCGGCGGCGGCGAGGGTGCCCGCAGCGTCGGTGTAACCGTCTTTGACGGTGTTCCCCGCAGCGACGGCGGCGGTGTAGATGTCGGTGCCCCAGGTGGTGGGCTTCCCGTACCCCCAGAGGACCGCCTGGTCGATGAGGTTCCCGGCCGCCTCAACCATCCGGGGCTGCACTTCATTCCAGATGGGCACGTCAGCGTCGTCGAGGTACGCCTCGGGGATGGGCAGGATGGTGGCGAGTTCCTCCACCACCAGCGTGACGTTCTTCCATGCCTGGGAGCCGGTCTGCTTCATGCCGACGTCTTCGCCGGGCGTCGACTGGGACACCCAGTAGGCAACCGGCAGAACGTCGAGGACGGGCAGCCGCTGAGTCTTAGCGGACAGGGTGGTGCGGCGCATCAGGGACAGGGCCGCGGATGCCTTGGGGAGTTCCTGGATGATCTCGGCGGAGAGGGGTTCGGGGACGAGGGCGTCGGATGTGCCCGCCGCGGCCCGGAAAACGCCAGAGTTGTAAGTGGCCACGGGTGCTCCTTTGACTGTGGGGCGGCGAGCGCGTGGCCGTTCTCCGGCTTGCCGCTAGCGTGGGCTGTGATGCATGAGGTGCTCCCGTTGCGGGAAGGGGCGTGTCCCGTTGCGGGTCACGCGGGGTGGTGCGGACTCAGCGGCCGAGCATCTGCCGGAAGAGGTCGTTGCTGTTGCGGGCCACCTGGTCGCTGGCGGGGGCGGCGCCGGCGCGGAGGGATTCAACAGGCACCTTGTTGCGGAAGAACGGGTTGGGGGGCTGCTGCTGGACCGCGGCTGCCGCCTCGGCGGCGGTGGCGTGGCCGTTCTGCTGCCCGTTGCCCTGCCCGTTGGTGGCGGCCCGTTCGTTGATGGCGGCGGCGAACGCTTCCGCGCGGGCGTTGATTTCCTCCTCGGTGCCGCCGCCGAGATGATCGATGAGGGAGGCGGGCAGGTCGTAGGCGGCGGCGGCCATCACCCGGTGCAACTGGGCGCCCTTCTCTGCGGCCTCAGCCCGGTAGGCGTCCCGTTCCGCCTCAAGGCGTTCCTGGGCGCTCATCTGCGAGCGTTTGATGTCCTCGAGTTCTTTCGCCGCCGCGGCGTTGGATTTGGCCCGCTGCTCCTGCTTTTTGGCGATGGTCTTCCAGTGGTCGAGCTGGGCTTGCAGCGGATCGGGCTTGCCGTCACTGTCACCCTCACCGTCCCCGGTCTCGGCCATGCTGGCGAGGAGTTCCGCCGCAGCGTCGTCGCCCCCGGCCGCAGTGGTGCCGTCCTGGCCGCTGGCCGCACCCTGGGCGCCGGTCGCGGTGGCGGCCTGGCCGTTCGCCGCAGTCGCGCTCGCTGCGCTGTCGCTGCCGTCAGGGCCCGTTGCGGTTCCCTCGGCTGCCGCGCCTGCGTCTTCACTCATGTGGTGCTCTCCCGTTCCGGGTATGCGAAAGGCCCCCGCGCGCTGGCGTGAGGGCCTGAGGGTGGGCGCCTGCCGTTACGGCCGGCGCCCGGGACTAGCTACGTGTTGCTGCGGTACGCGGCCGAAAGGACACATTTCACGTTCCCCGTCCCGGCGTAACTGGCGAGGACCGCGTTGTAGTACCGGTATGAGGGGGTGCGGACGGTGCCGGACGCGGCCGTGGTGCTGGCGACCGACGCGATCGTCACCCACGTGGCGCCGTCGTTGCTGCCCTGGATGGTGACCGTCCCGGCGGTGACCGTGCCAGGGGCGGTGATCTGGTAGTTGACGATGTTCGCGCCTGGTGTGGCGCCGAGGTCGAATGTGGTGCCGGTGCCGTTCGCTGATGCGTTCAGCAGCAGGTACGGCGGTTTGCTGGCGGTCATGCGGTTCCCCTCCTAAAACATGCCGATGGAGCCGCCGGCGCTGCCCGCCGCCGCACCGCCGCGGAACCCGGCACGCAGGTACACGGCACCCGTCCCGGTGTAGCCGGTGAGGACCGCATTGAACGCCCGGTACGTGGACCCGGGGTTGAACCACACCGCTGAGCAGCGCAGCCCGCCGGTGAACGTGAGGATCGGCGTGAACGTGGATGCGTCCGGGGAGCCGTTGACGGTGATCGTCGCGGCGGTCACCGTCGGATCGCAGGTCATCATCGCGTCGACCCGGGTTTTCGTGGCCCCGGCGCCGAAGTCCTGGGTGGTGCCGGTCTGGTTCGCGGACAGCGGCGCCGCACCGCTTGAGGATGGCGGGGCGGTGAGGGTCAGCGCCGTCCCGATCGCCGTCGGGGAACCGGAGCCCTGCTGCCGGGTGAACGTGGTCCCGCCCACCTGGGTGACATAGGCGTACCAGCCGCCGGTCGCGGACGGCACCGAGATCGGTGAGGGGATCGTGATCGTTGACGTGGACCCGGTGGTGGTGACCGGCCCGTTCACCGACGCGACCGTCTCCCCGCTCGCGGTCACATAGGAGACCACCACCCCGTACACGCCGGCGAGGACCGTCCCGCCGGTTGTGGCGGTGGTGGGGACGGGGGCTGCGGGCGGCAGGCCGTTGACCACCGTGTTCAGCAGCAGAGTGTCGGTCAAGAGGTCAGCCGCCCTTTCGCTTGTCGTCGCTGTCACTGTCTTTCAGGGATCCGTCCGCTTGCCACGTGGCAGGTATGCGCGCCGAGAGACCCAGCGCCTTGGCGCGGGCCATCACGTACCTGCGGACGGTCTCGCGTTCGGCTTCGCTGTGCTGACCGGAGTCGTCGGTGGCCCGGCCCACGGCGCGGATCGCGTTGTCCAGGTCGTCGGCGTTGCGGATCTGGAATCTTGGCCTGCCCCCGGCCGTCTTGGGTGGCATCGCCTTGCCCTGCTTCTGCAGTTTCCGCATGGTGGCCACATCGGGCTGCGCCATCGGCCCTCCCCGGTGGTTATCGTGAGTGAATGAGCGACATCACGGATGAGGGCCGCGAGCCGGTGCAGTGCTGGGTTGACGAGGAAGACTGGGGCCGCACTCTTGACCCGTCACTGCCACCCGGCGTGATCGCGCTCCAGGACGGCGCCGGCTACTGGTGGCGCTACCCGCTGGCCGAGTTTGACGTTCCGGGCGACTGTGCAGAGTGGACCCTGTGATCTTCGGCCCGGATCATCCGGCGAACCACTTCAACTGCGACTCCGGCTGTCCCTGTACCTGCGGCAACCGGGAACCGTACGAGGCGAACGCTGGGACAATGTGCAGGGACTGCTTGGGGATGATCGAACGGAAACGGGTCCACCGTTTTGAGCACATCGCCGAGGTCGGTGGCATCACGATCCTGGGCGGCCGGTTCGATGAGATCAACCAGTAATGGTTTAGATGTCGCACTCGGCGCAGACGTCGTAGACGGTCAGGGGCGTGAAGCCGCTCGCGCTCATCTGGTAGATGGGTATGCGGATCCTGGCCGGGAGCATGCATCGGTCACACCACAGCCCGGTCTCAGGCTCACCCGTGGTGATCCAGACGTAGCCGTTCATGCGGGCAGTTGCTTGCCCTGGGCATCCCACCAGCGCCGCCATGCATTCCGGGCGTCCTTACCGGACAGGCCGTCCGTGACCTTCCACCAGGCCGCCTGCAGATCCTTGCTGTACAGCAGTTCCGCGTCGTCATTGCTAAATCCGGCCACTGCGACGCACCTGCAGCTGTCGTGGGCTGAGAACCCGGCGGCTTGCTCTGTCTTGTAGGCGAAACCACGGCTGGCGAGTAGGGCGCAGAAACTGCACGGGTTCGATGCGGTGACCCGCGCCCACCCGATCGCTTCCGGGTCGGCTTTGACCGCCTCGATCACAACTTCACGGAGAGGCTGCAGCACCAGTCGCGACGCTGCCCCGGACATCCGCACCCCGGCGCCCTGCAGCGCCTGCTGCGGGGTTTTCCCCGCCTGGATACCCCTCAGGAACGTCCACGGCCCCGTCGAGTCCAGCGTCCCGGACAGGACTGCCGCATCCACCGGCGGCACCCCGGCGGCCTCGAACACGCCTGGCACCCCGGCTGCGGCGCGGGCCTGCGCGTAATAGTCCTGGCCCATCTCCGCGGCCACCAGCCGCCGGTTATGCACCAGCTCGGTGACCGCCGTTTTCACTGCCGGCCAGGATTTGCGGGCCTGGCGGGGGTCGAACAGGTATAGCCATTGGGTCAGGATGTCCCGGATCACCTGCGCACCGAACAGGGCGGAGCTGAAGCGGAACATTTGCGCCTGCATCTGCACGGCGGAGGTAACGAACGGCTGCGCGACCGCAGCGGCTTGCTGTGCGGGAGCCGTGGTGGTCGTGACCGGCTGGCGCTGCTGTTGCTGCGTCTGCGGGGTGGTCACGGGCAGCCCCTCGCGCTGTCGGCATCGGTACGCTTAGGTGAGGGCCGGCAGGAGGCCCCGGCCCGGCACTTTGCAGAGAGTTGCATACCGAGCGGGCGAGCCGTAGCTGTCGGGTTTGTGTTCGGCGGTCAGGCTGAGGCTTAAGAACGAGGCTGCCTCTGCGCGCCTACTCCTGCCGGCTCTCACCCGCCCGCATGTCTCAACCGCAACGGCTGCGGGACCAGCGGATCCGGGCCCTCAGCCTCCGGCGTCCGCCTGATCATCTGGTCATAGATCCCGGTGACGACTAGATTCCCGGCTCTTTGCCCGACGCGGGCCCCTGCCATGGTTCCGCGCCCGGCTGCGGGCTCCCCGCACCGATCGCCCCATGCGTCATCTGAGCCTCGATCATCTGATTCAACTGCTCCAGCGCATCCCCGGAGGTCGCGGCAGCCTTCCACTGCTCCACCTCCTGCGCACTCACACCAGGGATCTTGTGCCACAACTCGGTTGCCGGCACACCCAGCATCTGGGCGAGTTTCCCGAGCGCGTCGACGGTCGCAGCGAACGCCCTGGCTGAGGTGTCCCGCCACGTGACGCTT